ATAGCTATATCTAACCCATCTTTTTGTAGCATATTTGTAGAAATAGTATCTGTTACTTGAACTACAAATGGGTTAAAACCAAAACTAGATTTTATAGCATCAGCAGTAGTTTCTAATAAATTTCTATTGTTTTCTTTTTCTTTCCTATTTTCAAAATCTATTACATCATCATATATGTAATTAACTATCTTCGTCAAAGGTTCAGCAAAAGATAATACTTTGTTACTTATACCTTTTTCATCTAATTTCTTAGCTAACATAGCTGCTACTGTGGATTTACCTGAGCCATTCTTGCCTTTTAATGCTATAATTTTCATGCTTCTGTATCTAAATTAGTTACATATTTTACAGGAACTTTCTGTACTATGTTTATTGTGCTTTTAATATAAACGTAATAAGCATATAATTCAGCTTTATGTTCATCAGTAATTACTTCTTTCAGTTCTCTATTTAATAAGATTTGTAAGTTCTTATGTAATTGTCTTTTATATCTAGTAAGTTTGTCCATAATAATAGTATAAAAGCAAGCCAAGTACCATCTAATCATTAAATGCTTACAGTGTACAGTAAACTGTTTTTGTTAGTAAATAATTTCTTAGCTTGGCTTGCTTTATAGTTTTTAATTAAGCTTCTACGCCATATACAGCTTCTTGGTCAGCTTTAAGCTCCTCAATCTCCTCTTGAATAGCAGCTATATCATTTTGATACTCTTTAATTATGTTACGTTTTTTACGTACATTACGCATATAAATAGCTACATAGCTTTCTGCCGCATCTGTATTGTTAATACAAGTAGTATCAACATTCAAGATAGTTTCATTTAAAACTTCTTCTGCATCTTCTATACGTTCTTCTAACTTAGTTATAGCTTCTTGCTTTGCTTTAATTTGAGCTGTATACTCTTTACTTAGTTTAGCTTCAAACTTAGATACTTTAGCTTCATCACCGCCTTTAAGAAAGGCTAATACACGGGTTGATAATGTTTGTTTTTTCATTTTGGTAAATTGATTAATGATTTTTGTTTTTCTAATTTTAATTCTACAATATTACTACTTTTTCTTTTACTAATAATAGGTAATCCTATACAACATTCTTCAGAAACTAAAGGATATTTTAAATGCTTATCTGGTGCAGAAACTCCGTAAAGATCTTTAAGGAATTGACCAGCAAATTCATCTCTCTCCGCCTTTTGAGCTTCAAATATCTCTGATGGAGTTGCTCTACGTACATCACACCAAGTACCATTTACTCTGTACCTGTAATCTTTAGATGAACAAACTTCTGTTATTTTACTTGTAAGTACACCAGATTTAAAAGTCATTGTTTCATGTGGCTTACCTACATTAGTATCTATAACAGTAACCCAATCTCCTACTTTAAATTCTTCTGAAGATTCTTTAGATTGCTCTATTATTTCAGCCCATTTACCAGATTTTTCATATAATGTCCTATGATAATTGACATTTCCATATTTACTGCTAGAATCATAGTTTTTACCTTCATCAGTACAAGCATATATATAACCATTTTTTTCTTTTATATTGTAATGATTAGTTACAATACAGTAACTTCCGCTATCTGTAGAAGTTCTATTTACATGAGCAGGATAAAACTTAGTACCTATTGGAAACCTAAGCTTTGCTTCAGCTATTAAATCTTTTTCAGTACTAACAGGTTTTTCTTTAGTTTCTTGTTTATAGCCTATTAAAGTACATAAGTCTGATAAAGATAGTTGTTTTTTAGCGCCTTGTCTATTATTATCTACGCCAAAAGATTCTTCTAGTCCTCTACTACCATCCTCAATAAAAAAGTACCGATTACTTTGAAAACTTTGATAAGTATTATCTGTAAAAGTTCTCCATGTACGAGGTAAAGAAATATTCTTATTACACCATTCTTTTAATTTATTAAATATATCTTCTGTAAAATCAGGTTCATATCTAACATAAAAAGAATGTTGTTCTTTAACTTTAGGATTAAAACCAATTGGCATTAATTCAAACTTAGGTAAATCAGATACATTAATACCAAATCCTGTATAATTATCTCTAACTATAGTTACATCGTATGTAGTATCATAAGCATTATACCTAGTTACAAGTAAATACTCTCCTATATTCATACCTATAGATACAGGATTACTAACTAAAGCTTTTAAATACCTACCAACTAAATCTTCTTTAGGTTGAGATTTAGGTTCTTCTACAAGTTCTAATAGCATAGTACATATAGCACTTGGTTCATCATTTAAATGTACCCATTTATGATCTTCATCATACGCACTTACACCATCTATTTGAGTAATAGTACCTATATAATCTTTTAGATGTTTTGCATTATTAAAAGCATGCTCAAAACCTATTTCTACAGCACTATCAGCAATAACCCTAACCTTCTGACCTATCTTTACAGTATCTTTATTTAGAGTTTTAATAGATTCTTGATATACATTTAAATCAAATTTATTACCATCCCCAATTCTATATGCCTGTGTTTTTAGTTCAGTTCCATTTTTACTTACCCAACCTACTTCAACCCAAAGATAGTTTGGAGTTATGGGAAAATAACCTGAGTTATCAAGAATTACTCCATAAACAGAACCTAAATCTTGTTTTCTAAATGGAGAATCTTTATCTAATACTACTTTTAAGCCTACTACGGCATTATCTTTTGTTACTTTCATAGTCTTGTTATAAAAATAAACCTCTCTAAAAATTCTTCATCCGCATAAAGAATCAAACTTGAGGTTTGTATAGTTTAAATTAAAATTACGCTTCTTGCAAGCCTAATGCCTCAACTTCAGTTGGTGTAGCACGTAGGAATGTGTGAGAAGGTTTACCAAATACAAGAGATGTATGGCGATAAACTTCTTTACCATTAGCCATTACTATTTCACCTGTAGAAGGATTAATCTTTGGGTCAATAGTAAGAGGCTCACCTGCTGCATTACGAGCAATAATAGAACCATTCATACGGTAAGGAGAGTTATTCTCTGTACACTGAATGTTTACTTCTACAGGAGCACCTGCTAATTTAGCATACAAATCTTCAGCAAACAAAACTTCGTCTTGTTCAATATAGTCTTGTACTTTAACACCACCTGCTAAAGCTACATCTTGCTTTGCAGATATAACTACAGTAAGTTTTTGGGTGTTTTTGATACCTTGTAACAACAGAGATGGATTTACCGCCTCAGAGTTATTTTGGATTTGTTGTACTAATTGGATACCAAGTTGATTCTTTGTAGAACCTTCATTTACCCATACTTTACGAATTAATGCTTTGCCTGTTGCTAAAGCTGTTTCAAAATTTGTCATAAAAATAAAAATTAAAATATAAAAAGTTGTTTCTCTGCTATTCAATATCCAGCAGTCCATATACTTGAATTATTACGTTACACAAGTTTTAACGTACTTTAGCTTTACTTAATCCTCTGCTACAATAGCTTTTTTCTGAGATAGGATAAGTTTCTGTGCTAATTTTGTTGTTTCCCTCACTGTAAAGTCAGGGTTAATAAGAAATAGAATGTCTTTCTTTTCAGAGAGACTATTATCTTTAAATAACAAGGTAAAGAATAACTTGTCTATAGATTGATTTCTAAAGGCTTTTTCATTCTCTAGGATAGAACGCCATTCAGAACCTAATAAACTTCCATAGTACTTGTCATCAACTAAAAATCTTGTTAGTAATCGTTCTATTTCCCAATTTAGTAAGAATCTTACTGGCACAAATCTTCCATTAGCATCTAGCCAACAGAGTTTTCTATCATTAGAGTGGTTTCTCATAGTAGTTGTTTAAAGGTTGTTTCTAAAGCACCTGGTTCTTGTGTTGCAAATACAAATGAATCTTTAATTTTCAGAAGCTTTGCTAAAAACTTGGTGTGGTCATATTTACTGCCAACTTTAGATAAGAAATTAAGGTACTCTGAACAAGCATATTTATTCTCTGACCTGTTCATACGAGGTAAGATTTTAAATATATCAGTAAGGTAATCTAATTTCTTCTTGTCTCCTGCTTTATCGTAAATAGTAAAAGTACCATCTTTAATGTATTTTGAGATAGAAGAGCCACCTGCATTAACATTAATAGTCCTATCAGATAGTATAGAAGCTATAATAGATAATTCAAAATCGTAGATTTCAAAATACCTATTAAGTTTCTTGTAATCATCTTTAATTGAAGCCCAAGAAGTAATAAAATCTAATAGACACCAAGATTTACTTGAAGCATTTAGCGAAGCAATCTTTTCTATTAATTCTTGTTGGTTTTTTATTTCAATAAAGGTACAAGGAATATCTATACCAAGACGTAATAAAGCAGTATAAAGATGTTGTCCGTCAATAATGTAAAGCTTTTCTATACCATCAATAAATGATATTTTAGCTACTACAACAGGACGTATAATTTTACCTATTCTCATAATAGCATTAGCTATTTTAGTAACATGACCAGGGCCTACAGCTCTGTTTATACCTGCTAAAAAATGTAGTCCCTTTTTACTTGTTGGTTTAAGAATCAGGTCTACGGTTAAAGATAGTATGTTCATTATAGTGTAGTTATAAAAACATTAAACCTTGGTTTTGATTTAGCCAAATCAGCTAATAACTGTAATTGGTTAGTTTTGTAGCTATCATTCAGTTTAGCTAACTTATGGTGCAGTTTTTCTAATTTTAACTCTGCTTTTTCAGCAGTAGTTTTAGTAAAGTCTACAAGTGTAACAGGTGGATGCCACAGTTCTTGCTCTATCATCCATTGAGCTGACCAACTCTTGATTGGTTCTACTTTATTGAAGTGTTTCATTTTTAAATAAAAATGGGTACTAAGCTACACTCTAAACAAACATAGCTGTTCCCCATAATGTTAATAACTAAAAGTAACAACATAATTGTTACCTTCATATCGTAGTTTGTTGATTACAGCACCATATAGCTTTTGTAATCTGTCCATAAATGGTTTAAGTGTAGACCATTTAGTAAAGTAGAGTGTTCTTTTTTTCATGTTATGTTTATTTAGTAATAATTAGTTACACGATAAGCTACAGTTCTATTTAACTTAGCTTCTGATTTGTTTTTAACAGCTATATCTAATAGCTCTTTTGTAGTATATTCTCTCCTTGCAGATATAATTTTATCTAACAAAGAATAATCTACTCTTACATTTTCTCTTGTTTCTACTAACATAACTTTAGTTTTAGGTAAGGGTAGTACCTCTACTACCCTTTTGCGTTCTACTACCTATTGATTAGAGATTTTCTCTAATTCTTTTTAATATAAACTGTATCTATATGTTGTTCAAATTTAGTATTTATACCAGCTTTATACCCTTCTTGATATTCATAAGTATTTATTATCTTTTCAGGACTTTCAAATATTTGAGATATTCCTTCAGTAAGATAAAAAATAAATAACATGCAAGAAATAAAAAATAATAAAAAGCTATACCATTTTTCTTCTGTTTTGTTGATAAGATATTGAATAAGTAAAAATAATAAAACAAAAGCTGTTATTAACCAAAATACTCCTATTATTATTTCCATAATTTTAATTGTTTAGTTTAAATAAAAATAGTATGTCACTACATGCCTAATATGTAGCATAAATCCGTATTCTTCTCTCATTTCAAGAAGGGCCGTTGAACCATACTATTAATAAGAAGTACTATAATAGTGTGTTGTTACACCAAATTTCACTACTTATTTATCCACTGCGTAGAACCTTCTTATTCTGTAACCAAATAAGGGTATTTCGATTAGTGGTAAGGGAAAACTCTTTAAAAGATGCATACTGTCAATGCTACTTCCTATTATAGTACTAATAAGATTATCTATCTATTACAAAAAGAATTATTTATTTAGATATTTATTTTTAATATCTATTAATGCTCCTACTCCTATTACACAGCTTAAAGTTATAAGAAACAAGCATACCGCTTTAAATATTTCCATATTAATTATTTTAATATTCCTAATGGATTATCTTCTGATGAAAATAATACTTGGTTGATTGGTAACCATTCAATTATTTCAATTCCTATGTCTGAATCAAATGTACTAACTAATTGTACATTTTCACCATCAGTAACAAAATACACTTCATTAGGTAATAACCTATCAATCATATCTTGAATACGTTCAGTAAATCTACCATCAGAATTATTAGCATATAAAGCTAATATAGTAGATACATAAGGCCATTGTGCCTTAATTTGTTCTCTGAGCTTTTCAGCTATTTGTAAGTTTTTCATAGTTATAATATTTTAGTTATTTCTTCTTGACCAAAAGATTTATCAGAACCTTGAACATAATATCTATATTTTCCTATTCCAAATCTAATATATTTATAACTTTCTATTACTCCTATATTAGTTTTTGTACCTATTTTAATTGGATGTTTCATAATTAGTTAATTTAAGTTAAAAACTATACTGAACAGTTTGTGAGCTTTCTGCGTATTTCCATACTAACCATCCATTAGCTGTTTTGCGGTTATCTATCAGTATAGTTATTGTGTTAAGTCCTGGCCTCTCACAATATTATTTGTTTATTACTTGGTTATAATAATCTTCACATACAATAACTGATGTCCACCAACCTATAAATATGGTATAAAATAAGAACCATTGTGTATCACCAATAACTGTATTATAGTTAGTCCATAACGTACCAAATAATGATAGTATGAAGAATAAAGCTGCAAATACAGCTATAAAGATGAAGTATTTCACGTTGTTTGTTTTTAGAGTTAATAAAAATAACTATAATAAGATAATATAGGACTTGAACCTATGACCTCCTGGATAAACCAAGGCTCTAACCAACTGAGCTAATTATCTTACTATAGTTATACATTAATGTTCGCCATTTATGCTTAACGGTCTGTAACCTTTAGATTCTCCAAAGGTAGTGTTTCTAATGTATGTTATATAACAGACTTTCCATATACATTAGCTAGAATAAAAGTTCACCCAAAACTGACATTACATCAATCTCAGGTGAACTCAAAGAGGTTAATCACAAGAATTAGAGAATTTAAAATAGAAATAATTATCATCATACTCTTCTGAATGTGGACTACCATATCCAGCAGGATGATAACCAGCTAACATCATTATTTCAGATGCAGATTTGTCCCCTTTCCATGCTCTATTAACTGTACATTTGTTATAGAATCTACCATCTCTGGTAATACTATAAGTTTCAATGTTTAATTCTTTGGTTTCCATTGTTATGTTTTTTGAGTTTAACTTTAAAAATAATCCCTCTGCACTCAGTTGTAACAACTAATACTAATGACAAACATAGCTGTCTTGATATTTAGGGAATTGTGCATTCCTACTCAACCTGTTGCAACAGTATTGTTGAGACCCTATTACAATATCATTAGTTATTACAACTGCTCACCCTTGGGAAGTGAGTTATGGTGCATTACTGGACCTTCGTTGATTATATTATCTGTGCACAAATAATATATCCATTTTATTGTTTAGAGTGTAACTACCTATTGGGCCGCCTTTAGTACACTGTTCTCCCTCTGCACTCTACTATGTTGCGAACGATGGTAGCTTATCCTTGGGAAATAAGAATGGTGCATTAATTATGAAGGTTATCTGAACACCTACAAACGCCAGTAACTTACTGGATAGACACGAGGTTAAAGGAATCGTGACAATACTTAATATAAAAAGCTGTAACCCTCCACTATACATTTGCACGTTTTTGAGCATTGTGGATACTATAGGTACCTGCATACACAACTCTAAGTGATGTTTTAAACGCTTCTATGGGTTACAGCTAATAATTCAAAGGGTTAATTTTCTAAGTGAGATATATGCTCTTTATACATCATTTGATCATATACATCTGTTGAAGTACGAGTTTTTAAATAAATCAAAGCTTTATTTTTTAAATTCTCTTTTTCATTAGATATATCTAAGTTCAAATGGTCTTTTAGCTGTTTACTTGTTAGTAATCCTTGATATTTACCATTTTGGTATATCTCAGCAGCTAGAAAAGGTTTTGATATAAAAGCAAATTGTTCTTCTCCACTTAACCAGTCTTTCCAAATATGTTCTTGATACATATGAACTGGTAATAACAAACTTAAAACTATTTTAAGATTCGTTTGAGGTTGGATTGTTTCTGTAAAAGTCATTGTTATGTTTTTTGAGTTTGAGCATCTTAAAGACCTAAACCTAATATTTCTATTAGACCTACATATGTTAAATGTATGCACTCTTAATGTTATTGCTATAATATTATAAGATAAACGGTAAGAAATATACTGATTGGTATATTATTTCAAGGGATAGAGTGGAACACATTGAACACAATTGTTCCACGTGAAACATATTATAATGTATTGATAATCAATAAACTATAGTACTATCAACAGTCTTCAAGTTACTTTATGAAGCTCTAAGTTTAAGCTGAAGAATATACCAATGGTTATACTCTTGTTATACTATAGTCTATTAATACAGTGTAGCACATAGTGCTTAGTTCCTTTTGTACAGCATACTATACAAAAAAAGGTAAAGGGGCTTTAGCCCCTTATACCTACAGTATGTCATCAATAGACACACGTTCAGAGTTGGTAATGAGCTTTATACGCTCTTCACCCTCTTCATTGGTCACATAAGCTACCTGTAGCTTATCGAAGAACCCTTTACCAATGGACTCACCCAAAGTGTAGTGCTTAGCACCTTCCTTTGAGAAGTACACATTAGTAGCCTCATTGTTCCCATTGATGAATGTAACAAATGGGTAGCCATTTGAGTTCTCACGAACTGTAGTGGCAACTGAAGCTACTTTAGTAGCTTTGCAATACTCACGGACAGAGATTACTTCCATAATAATACTGCGGTTGAATTTTAACACCTACAGGAACTACCTGTGGGTAGGTTTCCCCCGCAGAATTATGAGGGGGTGTTGTTTGGGGCTGGTTACTAGTGGGGTACACATACACCATTTTGAAAATATATTTTTAAAAATTTTTAGTGGGGGGTCTATTTTTACCAAATAATAAAAGGGGGTATGTTTTTATTTTAGTAACTTTTTTGTACCTTGCAAGTATAATTGCTATAAAATAATAAGCGAATGAAAAAAATAATCATACCCATATATCAGAGAGTACTATATGTACATATAGGAATACCTTCTGAAAAAACTTGTAAAACATATAACCTAGAATTATCTCCAACAGATATAGCTTGTGTGCATGAAACAGATGGAGGCATAGTTGTGTGGTTCTCTACTAAAGAATTTAATGCCTCTTTAGTAGCACATGAAGCAATACATATAAAGAATATTGTATTTGACCAAATTGTAGCTAAACCAGACTTTGAAAATGATGAGTATGAAGCTTATTTTGTAGAGTGGATTGTAGAAACCATAGAAAAAGTTTATAAAAAATACAACCATTCCAAAATTATTTCGTAATATTGCACATCTCTTTACACCCCACTAGGTAATCATGCAGTGGGCAGACGTAGGATTGTAAGAAGTAGCTTGAGGGAAACCTGTCATAGTGAAAATGAGTTTTCTCCTACAGAGGTAAAAGGGTATAGTTAGTAATTGTTTGCTCTCACCGATGTAAGGTACAGGAAAGAAGAGCTTTAGGTTTAAGACGGGACAATGAAAGTTATATCTGAAATAGAAATGAGAAGGCCAAAAGTTTTCTCAGGGCTTAAATTATCTTTAAAATTTCAAAAATTTCTTAAAAACTGTAAAAAATAACAAAATATTTATTGCAGGTTGGGGTTTTTGTGTATATTTGCTCAAAACAATTCAAAAATGAGCAAAATAATAGAATTTCACACAAGATCCCTCCAGAAAGGTGCTAACATTTTAGCAAATGCTGTAAAGGGTACTCTTGGCCCCCAAGGAAGGAATGTAATCCTCTCACGTCAGTTTAACGCACCACACATAACTAAAGATGGTGTTAGTGTAGCTTCTTCAATAAAGCTAGAAGATCCCAATGAAAACTTAGGAGCACAACTATTCCAAGAAGTGGCTAACAAAACACTAGAAGTATCAGGAGATGGTACCACAACATCTATAGTTCTAGCACAAACCATACTTAATGAAGGTTTAAGACTAATAGCTGAAGGTACAAATCCTGTAAAATTAAAGAAAGGTATAGAACTAGCAACAGCAGAAGCTATACAATCCATAAAAGAACAATCACTACTATTACAATCAGATTCTATACTTAATGTAGCTACTATATCAGCTAATAATGACCAGACTATAGGTAAATTAATAGCTGATGCTGTAAATCTAGTAGGAGAAGAGGGTTTAATCACTGTAGAAGAATCACGTTCTACTGAAACATACATAGAAGTTACAGAAGGTCTTAAGATAGATAAAGGTTATATATCGCCTTACTTTGTTACTGACCCAAACAAGATGGTAGTAGAATACCAGAATGCCCTAATCTTAATTACAGATGAAAAAGTAACAGCAACTACTCAAATACTTAAGTACCTAGAAGCTTGCCTGAAAGAACAAAGAGCACTAGTTATTATCTGTGAAGACTTAGTAGATGAAGCTCTTTCTACCCTAGTAGTAAACAGAATGAAAGGCATTAAAGTAGCAGCAATAAAAGCTCCTGCACATGGTGACCACAAGAAAGAACTACTACAGGATATAGCTACTATTACTGGTGGTTTATATATTACTCAAGATAAAGGGTTATCACTAGAAACATCACAACTATCAGCTCTAGGACAGAGTGATATAAAAATCTTTAAAGACTCTACTACTCTTATTAATGGTAAAGGAAAGAAAGAAGACATACTAATCAGAGTATCTCAGATTAAAGAACAAGCAAAGCACGTAGAATTACAGTTTGACCAAGATAGATTAACCAAAAGAGCACAAAAACTTTCAGGAGGAGCTGCTGTATTATATGTAGGAGCAACAACTGAAACAGAACTAAAAGAGAAAGCTGATAGAATAGATGATGCTTTATGTGCTACAAAAGCTGCAATAGCTGAAGGTATAGTACCAGGAGGTGGAACAGCATTTATAAAAGCTTTATCTTCTATATCTTCTTCAAAGGATAAAGATGTACAAGCAGGTATAGACTTAATAAAGAAAGCACTAGAAGCACCTTTAAGACAAATCCTACAAAATGCAGGTCTAGAAGAAGACCCCATAATCCAAAAAGTAAAGAAAGGCAAACAGTTTAATGCCAAATCAGAGCAATATGAAGACTTATTAACTTCAGGAGTAATAGACCCAACTAAAGTAGTAAGAGTAGCATTAGAGAATGCATCATCAGTATGTGCCCTATTCCTAACTACATCTTGTGTAGTAGCAGAAAAATACGTAGAAACCCCAATGAACTTTAATTAATATGACAACAGTAGAAACCAAATCTCTTGAACAAGAGCTAAAAGAAGTAACAGAGGAACGAGATATATTAGAAAATATATACAGAGAAACTGCCTCTTTACTAGTAAATAACAGAACTAACTTATACTCTCCCCAAGAATTATTAAATCATTGGGATAAGCTAAGAACTAAATATTCTAAATAACCAACAATAGATATGAAAACACCAAACTTAACACCAATACCTCTTGGAGAAAGAGTTATTGTAGAACCAATAGTAGAAAAGCAAGAATCAGAGTTATTCTTAGCTGAAAGTAAAATGCCCCCTGCAACACAAGGTATAATAAAAGCTGTATCAGACCAAGTAACTACATTAAAAGTAGGAGATGTAGTACAGTTTAGCCCTAATACAGGAGTACCTTTACTTATGGTAGATAATGCATACTTGCTTATGAGGGTAGGAGATGTAATTTGTAAATTTGTTGAATTGTAGATTGTTTGTAAAGGGAGCTACGAAAGTAGCTCTTTTTGCTTTTGCAACTAAATAAAAACTATTTCGTATATTTACCCTATGACAATGCCAAGAGTTTTTTCTATAGAATGTGAATCAGTAACAGGACTTATCAAAGCTACATTGAATGTAGAGAAGATATTTCAAACCTGTATGCTTGAAGGTGAACATTACTTAACAGAAACTTTTAGCTTGGAAGACAAACACTTTTTAGTAGTTACAGTATGGAACTCAGAGGAATAACAGATTTATACGATACAAAGCTAACAGAAGAAGGCCCAAAAGAGTTTCTTATAAAAAGAAATGCATCTTTTAAAATCTACTGTGAACCTTTTCATCTGGGAGCACATGCTGAAGTACTTAACCTAAGAACAGGTAAAGTGTTTAAAGACAGGTGTCAGGTACATATAGAAAATATGGGAGTAGTTGTAGTTAAAATAGCTGCTCGTAAATTAACTGAATTAAAAAAGCAACATACACAAAATAAGACAGTAGGGTTTCATGCGCACAAAAGTAATTAGGAACTACTTTGAAGACTACAATAAGTTAGAAGAGTTTAAGGCAGAATTTGTAAAAGAAATGGAAGATTGGAAAGAAGAAATGATGTTCCATGATTTACATTATGTAGTATTAGAAGAAATCTATTTACAAGAAACAGAGCCCTCCTATACACTGCAATACGAGTTTTACCTGCAAGGAAGATACAAGTATCACCTTACATACGCACAGATAAAAGAACATTCGCAAACAGAAAAGAAGAATATACCTGTAAAGGTATTTGTTACAACGGCAGAGTTTAAAGATTTATTACTTGCTTATATGACAGAATATCCTGATATTTGTCCAGATAAGAATAAACTAGTAGTAAATGGAATAACATTTAAACTCTATTTAGAAGAAATAAACAATGATAAAACCCTTTAACATAAAGGTAAAGAATAAACAAGAGTTGTTTTTGGCTTACCTAAAAGCAATAAATTGGACTCTCTCTGAACAGCTAACTGATTCAGAGCTAGAAGTCCTATCTTATCTTGTGTATTATAATAACTTCTATGCAGCTGAAATAAAGTCAGATGAAATAAGATATGACCTATTATTCTCTTCTTCTACAAAGAAAAAAATAAGAGAAGAGTTTGAAATAGATGCTCAGAAGTTTGAGACTTACCTAAATAAACTACGTAAGAAAGGTATTATTACAAACAATGCTTTATCTAAACAAGTAGTAATAACAATGGAGGATAAACTAGAAATACGATTTACAATGGCTTTAAAACAAGAACCTGTTGCACCAAAAGATGATAAACCTTCATTTGAAGGATTTGTAGATGAAGTAACAGAAGTACCTGAAGTAGCTACAATATCTTCTTTAGGAGATGACGACTTAGATATATTATAATGATACCAGAAGATAAAATATTAATATTTGACTTAGATAAAGTACCTGCTGAAATGTCAGTAGAAAATTACCTGAAGCATTTAGAATCTTTGGAACACCCTGAACTAGAAGAAGGTTGTAGACTTGTAGATAAATTTACAGATGAAACTAGATTATAGATTAGAAAGATTAGTAGAGAAACATGCCAAAAGGTGTAATATTACTAAAGCAGAAGCTTTGGAAGTAGTATCTGCTTATTTTACTAACATAAAAGATAAGATTACAAGCTCCTCTTATGAAGAAGGGTTTGTTGAAATATACATGCCTAAGTTAGGAGAGTTTTGCCCTAACTACCAAAAAATAGAAAAAGTACATGAAGTTATTGAAGCTAGAAAACAACAACCTTTGTAGTATTACTCCTGAAGCTTTAGGATTAAAAGTATTCAGGGATATATGGGAAAGAGATAAAACTAAACTGAAAGACAGGGCTAAACTAGATTTGTCTTTTGTTTATTTCTTTGCTGATTGGCAGTCTACTTTTAAGAAACTACCACATACAGACAAAGTAACTACTTTAGAAAAAGAAGTATACGATAATAAATATAAGGCAGATGAACTAGTATTAGCTGCTTGCAAAATGTATGAAGATATACAGAATGAATCATCATTCTCCTTAAAACACTTAGAAGCTGTAGAAAAGACTGCTGTAAAAATATCTAACTACTTACAAACAGTAGACTTAGCAGAAAGAGATAGTCAGAAAAGATTAGTATACAATACTAATCAACTACAGAAAACTATAGCTGACTTTCCTGAAACAATAAGAAAAATAACAGAAATGCGTAAACACGTAGAAGTAGAACTTACACAAGATCCTAACTTACGTGGTGGAGCATCTAAATCATCATTTGAAGACTAATGCTTACACAAGAAGACATATTAGCTTTTACTGAAGTACGTAGACATTTTGAAGAGTACAAAACATATTGTCCTTTTCCTGAATCACGTACACCTAATTCTCGCTGGATGCAATTCTGGCAAAGAGAAGAAGAAAGAATATTAAAAGGTTACGAATACCTTCCTAATAGATTCATTACAGGAGAACTATACTACTACTTTAACTACTCCATTATGGATAAGACTGTAGAGAAAGATGGTATTACCTATACTCTTATGGGTGCTCCTGATACATGGGATGGAACTATAGAAGTAGATGCATACTACCAAGAAGCTAAAGAAAATAAAAGAGATTGCTTCATACTTAAGGGACGTAGGAAAGGTTTATCATATTATGCAGCCTCCTGTGCTTCTCGTTTGTATCACTTTGTAAGACATAGTAATACATATGTAATAGCAGCAACAAAGCAATATATCTTAGGAGCTGACTCTACTATGACCAAGATATTTCAGAATGTTGACCATATGTCTGAACATACACCATTTGGTAAACTACGTCAAAAGATAAATAAAGCTGACCACATAAGAGCAAGCTATTTAGAAAATGTAAATGGACAGATAATAGAAAAAGGATTTAAATCTAACATTGCAGCAATAGTGCTAGATGACCCACAGAAACTAAGGGGTAAGAAAGGACAATTGATTATTGTAGAGGAAGCAGGTTCATTTCCTAATCTTTTAGCTGCCATACCCATCATAAGAAAGTGTATATTAGAGGGTACTCTAAAGATAGGTACAATACTAGCTTTTGGTACAGGTGGTGATGAAGGCCCAGGTTTTGCAGCAATGGAAACTGTATTTTATAAACCTGATGCATACGGATTTCATTCTGTAAAGAATATATGGGAAGAAGCTAAATCTTCTCAACCTTGTTGTTTCTTCTTTCCTGCCTACAAAAACTACTTGGGTTTTATAGATGAAAATGGTAATTCACAAGAAAAAGAAGCAAAAGAATACATACTACAACAAAGGCTAGACAAAAAGAAATTGGGTGTAGATAATAAAACGCTGTTAAAGATGGCAGCTGAAGATCCAATTACACCTGAAGAAGCAATGCTTCGTACTAAGGGAACTTACTTTCCGATAACTGAAGCTAAGAAAAGATTGTCAGAACTATTTACTGATAGAGAACTTTCCAAGCATAATGTTGGTAGATTAGAGTATAATGAGGACAAGGTAATTAAATGGGTTGATGTACAGGATGCTTTACCTCAAAGAGAATGGCCTATATTAGATGCTACTATAAATTACATAGAAGTATTTGAATTACCTCAACAAGATAAGAATACACTTGTAGTACCTCGTAATAGGTACATAGGAGGTATTGACCCATACAATCAAGATCAAACAACAAACTCTGAATCAGTTGGTTGTATGTTTATAATGGACTTATGGACTGACAGGATTGTATGTGAATATACAGCAAGACCTGAAAGAGCTGAAGATTTCTACGAAACTTGCAGAAGAATATTAGTTTGGTACAATGCAACAGCAATGTATGAAGCTTCAGTAACACTTATGTATAAGTTCTTTGAAAGAAAACAACAACTGTATTTATTAGCTGATACACCTTCTTATTTACGAGATAGAAATACTTGGAGAGAAGGGTTGGATACTTCAAAAGGTATAAAGCCAACTGAAGATGTAAATAAAAGAGGCAGAGAGGCTCAAAAGACCTGGATGTTAGCTGACTTAGATGTAACTACAGGTTCTAAGAAGATAGATACAATAAGAAGTATAGGATACCTAAAAGAAGTTATAAACTGGAATAAGGATGGTAACTTTGATAGAGTATCAGCTTTAAATATGTTATTCTTATATAGAGAAGACCTTACAGATGATGTTGCAGAAGAAAGAAAGAAACCCAAGTCAAATAAATTTGGTAACTTTTTTACTAAGTTTAAAGTACAAAGGAAGTTAAAGGATATTTTCGATAAAGAAGATTTTGAAACATTTGAGAAATACAAATAAATGTTAGGACAAGTAAAATTACTCCCAGACCAAATGGTGTCTGATGAAAAGAAAGCTACTAAAGAATGGCAGAAGAATAATTTAGATGCTTTTGAAAACATTATTATGTTTGAGAATCGTCAATTACGCCCTACCTTATATAATAAGTTTAACAATTACAATTTAAAAAGAGGAGTAATAAACCAAGCAGATTTTGAAAAAATACTAGACCCACATGGGCTAGGATTAAATACTTTCCCTGCAAGATTGGAACATATGGGCTTTGGTAATGCCAAAATAGACCTACTAGTAGGTGAACATATGAACCGTAGGTTTGATTGGAGAGTTACCTTAAGTAATAATGATGCTGATGGTATCTCAGGAAAGGAACAAAGAATGATGGGTAGAGTAAAGCAAGAACTTGTAGATATGTTACAAGGGAACCTACCTGAAGAAGAAGCTCAACAAAGATTACAAAGGCTTTCTGATTACATGAACTATGAATGGCAAGATGTAGCAGAATCAGGAGCTCAGAAGATATTAAAGTACTACTACAAACAACAAGATTTAGATACAATATTTAACAGGGCATTTGAAGATGCCCTAATTGCAGGTGAACAAATAGTATTTACAGAGGCATTAGGTAAAGAACTCTTCATTCGTAAAGGAGACCCAACAAAAATCTTTACCATTATGTCTGCTGAATCCATTGATGAATCAGGACTTGAGGCACTAGTAGAGGTAAGCTACCAAACAGTATCAAATGTACTAGACAATTTCCATCCTTATTTAGACACAGAAGCCATAGCTAAACTACAAGCATTCAAAGGTATCTCACCTTTTGGTGGTACATCTGGTTGGACTTACCCTACTTATGGGCCTGTAGGTGAACTTGCAGTACCTGATAATTCTATCACAGCTTCAGGTATATTTCCTGTATCTGAATTAGAAAGAACACTATTTGCAACAAACATAGATGTGAATGGTAATATGCGTGTTGTACATTGCTTGTGGAAATCAAAGAGAAAAGTAAAGCTACTTAAGTCTTTCAACGAAGAAACAGGACTGGAAGAAGAAAAGTATGTACACCAAAAATACAAAGCTAATAAGCTTTTAGGTGAAGAAATAGTAAAAGAAATGTGGGTAAATGAATGGTGGAGAGGTTTTAAGATTGGCTATGATATATACGTAAAGATAGAACCTGTACCCTTTCTTTCTACTTCTTTAGACAATATTTCACGTCAAGAACCTCCTGTTACCATACAGATATATAATACAAATACTTCAAAGGCACAATCCTTAATGGATATTTGTAAACCTTTTGATTATATGTTAGATGTACTCTATTTTAAAAAGAAACATCTAACATCACTTATGTTACCTGACATGTTGGTATTTCCAACTTCAATGATGCCAGATAACATGAATCTTGAAGAGTTTATTAATTACATGCAGACTACTGCAACCATACCTTTAGATCCTACTGCTGAAATAGACAATGGAGCATTGGCAGGTAAAGCAGCAGGACAAATAAACAATACAGTTGGAGCACAAATTATATCAGCAACTCAAAATGGCCCTCTATCAGTAATAGGTTCACTTATTGATACCACACTACAAAGTATGGATCAAGTTACAGGTATTACACAACAAAGACAAGGAGCTATACAGAATAGAGAATTAGTAGGTAACGTAGAGCGAAGTGTAACACAATCTTCTCATATAACTGAGAAATGGTTCAGGTTGAATGACAAGTTTAAACTACGTACATTACGTAAAGTAATGAATATCTCCATTCAGCAATTCAAAGAAAACCCAAAGAAGTTTCAATACATACTAGACGACTTAACTACATTAGTTTTAACTGATGAAGAACTTACAGCAATACAAGCTTCTGAATTTGACTTGCATGTAACTAACTCTACTAATGATGCACTGATAATGCAGAAAATAGAAGGCTTATTCCAAGTTGCAATGCAAAATGGTACAGCTACTCTTTCTGATGTATTGGAAATCTATCAAAATGAATCTATTGCTAATGCAACTGCCAAACTTAAACTACGTGAAAAACAAAGACAAGAGAAAGCAGCTGAAGCAGAGAAACAACAAACAGAGATTAAGAAACAACTTGATATGCAAGCACAAGAAATAGAAGATAGAAAAGTAAGGTTAGAAGCTGCACGTCTAGAACTAGAAAGATATAAGATAGATACAGACAGAGAAACTAAACTGGAAGTAGCTCAACTACAAGCTCAATCATTTGATCCTGAAAAGGATTATAACAATAACAATGAGCCTGACTATCTTGAAATGAGAAAACTAGATTTGGAACAACAGAAGATAGAATTACAACGTCAGTCTGAAGCAATCAGAGTTTCTTTAGAACAACTCAAAGAAAAGACAAAGAAAGAAATAGCTCAACAACAGCTAGAAGTAGATAAAA